AGCGCGCCGCCGAGAAGTGGGCGCGTGAGATGCGCGACTCCGTCAAGGACGCCCTTGACGGCCTCGTGCTGCAGGTCAACGCCAAGATCGACCCCAAGGACCTGCGGCGCATAGAGAGCGCCATCGCCCAGACGAAGGCGTCCCCCGACGTCACTGTCTCCCGCAGCGACCTGGAGGAGATCAGGCAGAGGCTCCGCCAGTTGGACGCCCGCGCACCTGTCAAGCCGGTCCTAGACGACAACGCCGTGGCCCGCATCGGGCGCGAGCTGGACGAGATGAAGGCCGCGATCAAGGCGCGCGTGGATCTCGACGAGAAGTCACGACGCAAGGCCCTCGACGCGATCCGCAAGACCGAGGCTGCCATCGACGCCAAGGTCGAGATCGACGGCAAGGACGTTGCCGAGATCAAGGAGCGCATCGCCAACATCAAGTCCGACATCAAGGTCGACGCGTCCCTGGAGAAGGCTACCCAGCGCAAGCTCAAGGAGCAGATCGCCAAGCTCGACGCCAAGCTCAAGGCCGACGCTGAGCTCGACCCCGCCTCCCGGAAGAAGATCAAGGAGCAGCTGAACAAGCTGGGCGGCGACATCGAGACCAGCGCGCACCTGAGCGAGGCGTCCAAGCGCAAGCTGAAGCGCGAGCTCGACAAGCTGGACGGGAAGGCTACCGTCAACGCCGACCTGGACGACGGGAAGGCCCGCTTCGACTTGAAGCGGCTGACCGCCAAGCCGTACTTCGTAGACATTCACGCCCGCCTGGCCACGGCCTCGGTGGCGAAGGTCGCCGCGCAGCTCAAGGCCCTGGCCGGCGGCAACATCTTCAGCAACCTGAAGAACAGCCTCAACGACGTCTTCACCAACCTGGACACCTTCGCCGTCAAGGCTGCCACCGCCGGCACCGCGATCCTGGGCCTGACCTCCATCGCCGGGGCCGGCCTGGGCAACATCGCCCAGCTCGGCCTCGCCGTCGCCCACACCCTGCCGGCTCTGCTCGCCATGCCGGGCATCCTCGGCACCGCGGCGGCCGGAATCGGCATCTTCGCGGCGGCCATGGCGGACGCCTCCACGGTGCTGGCCGACCTCGGCCCCCGGTTCACCGCCCTCCAGCAGACCATCTCCACGTCCTTCTGGGGCGAGGCCGCCGACGCCATTCGGGGCTTCGCCAACAACGCCCTGGACGCGCTCACCCCGTCTATCGCCAACGTCGCGGCCCAGATGGGACGCATGTCCGCCGCCGTCGCTGACGCTGCCACTGAGCACATCCCAGGCTTCCGCGCCTCGCTGGACTACCTGGCCGAGGCCATGGACATCGGAGGGGATGGCGCCGGCGCCTTCACCGACGCCTTGCTCACGCTGGGCGAGACCGGTGCGAAGTACCTTCCGTCCATCGCCTCGTGGGCGAACGACGTCGCCTACTCGTTCCAGAACTGGGTGCAGGCCAAGACGGCGTCCGGCGAGATGGACCAGGCCATCCAGGCCGCCGCCAAGACCTTCGGCACGTTGAAGGACATCGTCTTCGATCTCGGAGGCATTCTGGCGGGGGTCTTCAAGGCCATGGCCGCCGGGTCGGCCCCCATCGACTCCATCGCGGCGGCCCTGGATCGGGCCAATCAGGCCGTGAACGGGCCGCTGTGGCAGGGCACCCTGACCACGATCTTCAGTGCGATGGGTGACGCCGCCTCGCACGCCTTCGCCGGCGTCGGCTCGCTCGGCCAGGCGTTCGTATCCCTGGCCCCGACCCTCTCCACGATCCTTCCCCTGGTTGGGCAGATCATCGAGACCGGGCTCAAGGGCATCTCCGCCGCCCTCCAGGACCCGGCCTTCCAGGGCGGTCTGGTGAGCTTCTTCCAGGGCGTCCTCACCGCCGTGCAGGCGCTCGCCCCGGCCATGCCGGCCCTGGGCGAGGCCTTCGGCGCCATCGCCACTGTCATGGGAGCCCTCCTCGCCGCGGTAGCGCCGCTCATCGCTCAGCTGGTCGAGGGGCTGGCCCCGGTCTTCACCCAGCTGGCAGCTCTCCTGGTGCCGATCATCGAGCAGCTGGGCGCGGCCCTGATGCCCATCATTCAGGCCCTCATCCCCGTGATTCAGGAGCTGGTCAACCAGCTCGGCCCTTGGATCTCGGAGCTGCTTCCACAGATCCTCCCAATCATCGTGGAGATCGTGCAGAGCATCGCTGCCGGCCTGATTCCAGTGATCCAATTGCTCGGGGCGATCCTCCAGGCGACCGCGCCGGTGGTGGTGGCTACCTGGCAGGCCATCGCCCTGGTAGTGCAGTGGGCGATGAACCTGATTCAGGGCGTCGTCAATACCGTCATGGGCGTCCTCACGGGCGACTGGAGCCGGGCGTGGGACGGGATCAAGCAGATCGGCTCGACGGTCTGGAACATCATCAGTGCCACGTTCGGAGGCTTCGGAGCCCTGCTGATTTCTCTCGCCGTCAAGGCTTGGAACAGCATCACCAACACCGTCAGCAATGCCTGGAACGGGATCTCCAACATCGTCAACAACGGTATCAACGCGGTTCGGAACTTCATCGCCAACGGCTGGAACTACGTCACCAGCCTGACATCGTCAGCCTGGAACGCCCTGAAGAGCCTCATCTTGAACGCTGTGAACGGCATCAAGTCAACGATCTCTAACTGGATCTCGAACGTCCGCAGCATCATCAGCGACGGCTGGAACTACATCAAGTCGGCCACTTCCTCGGCATGGTCAGGCCTGGTGAGCACGATCTCCAGCTGGATCAGTAACGCCCTCAGCATCATCCGCAGCCTACCGTCCAGCATCCGGAGCATCTTCTCCAACGCCGGGTCATGGCTGTGGAACGCGGGTAAGCAGATCATCAGCGGACTGATCGACGGGATCAAGTCGATGTTCGGGTCCGTGCAGTCGAGCCTCTCGTCGCTGACGAGCATGCTCCCCTCCTGGAAGGGACCGGAGCCGGTTGACAAGGTCCTCCTCACCCCGGCCGGTGAGATGATCATGCAGGGCCTCATCAAGGGTCTGGAGAGCCAGTACGGGGCCGTGCGGAACTCCCTCAGGGGGCTGACCGAGGACCTGTCTAAGCCGGCCACGATCGGTCTCGACGCCAGTATCCGCCCCCTCCCGGCTAAGGCGTCGACCGGGCGCCCCGCCCCCGAGACCCGCGGGGGCTCGTTCACCTCGGGCTCCGGTCAGGACCAGTCTCAGTTCGATAAGGGCAACCAATCGGGCGCTACAATCAACATCACCAACAACTATCCGCAGGCCAAGCCCGACTCCCAGACCCGCGACGAGGTCGCCGAGGGGATGAGGCTGGCGGCAATCATCTGAGGAGGGTCACCCACCCATGGCCATCTACTCACTGGACGGCGTCGATCTGGACGATGAGCGCCAGCGCTGGGTACTCGCTGAGGGGACGACTCTGTCGACCCGCGGCGAGCCCTGGCGCGCCAGCGTCAGCATCCCCGGTAGGTTCGGCGTGCTGCCGATCGCCGCATCCGTGCTGAAGCCCGCTACCGTCGCCCTGAAGTTCACCGTATTCTCCTGGGCCGATGGGCGGGGCGGCAACCGCTGCAAGGGCGGACTCAACCAGCTGGAGACCAACCTTCGGGACCTACTGAGGCGGCTCACCGTGTTCGGGCGCCTTCAGACCCTCGGCTACCAGCCTCAGGGGAACACCCTCAAGGTGGCCGATGTGCGCCTGTCGTCCTCTATCGATCCGAAGTTCGACCCGGAGTCCGAGAGCGCCACGCTGACGGCCGCCTTCGAGGTCGTGTCCGGCCTGTGGAGGGACCCTCAGCCGACCGTCGCCGACTTGAACAACCTATCGACCCTGGCAGGCGGGAATATGCCCATTCCTGACGCATGGCTGATGCTGACGCCCTCCGGGGGAGCCTGCTCCCTCAAGGACAACGTTTCGGGGTCCTCCTTCGCGTTCTCCGGACTTCTGAACGAGGGGGAGCGGCTGTTGGTGGACGTCGCCTCGTACCGGGCGTGGAAGAACCCCTCCGCGGACTGGCAGGTCGTCACGAACGCGCGCAGCGCTGACGGCGAGATCTCGATGAGCCCCGGAGGCTTCCGCCTGACCCCCGGCGCTGACGGGCAAATCTCAATCACGGCGACCAACTGCACCGGCTACGTCAAGGTTCGGAGGGCCTACTGATGCCCCGCAACCCCGCGTTTGCGCACGGCCTGGCCATGCGTTACGTCGCCTACGAGCAGGCCGGAGCCAGGCTGGGTGTCCTTCCCGACGCCCTGGCCGGCACCTTCACCTGCCCGCGGCAGGCGACGCCGTCGCTCACCCTCTCCTACCCGAACGGCGATCAGGGGGTGCGGGGGGCCCTGCTCGACACCTCCGTGGAGGTGGCCGTCGAGCTCAGCTACGACGGCCAGACCTGGCACGAGCCGTACAACGCCCGATTCATCAATCAGTCCACCGAGTGGAACCTCGTTGACGACGGCACCGAGCATCGCAGCGCCAAGCTCATCCACCTCGGGCACCGTCTGGAGGGCGCCCTCGTCTGGAGCGTCCCGCCGGTCGCCAAGGACAAGGACGGGAAGTACAAGTTCAATTCCCGCAACGCCGGGGAGATCCTTCGCACCGTCTGGGACGCGGCCGTCAAGCGCGGCTGGGGCGCTGGCCTGTCTCTCGACGTCACCCTTTCCACGGACTCCGCCGGCCAGCCGTGGGCTACTCAGACGACGCTGGCCTTCGATCCGTCGGTCTCCATCAAGTCGATCCTGGACTCCCTCATGAACATGGGGATGGTCGACTACCGGTGGCGAGGCCGCACTCTCCAGGTCTACAACGCAGATGCCGCCCTCACTCGGGAGAACCCGGGTGTCGTGTGGCGTCTGGGCGCGGGAACCTCCTCGGCCCCGGAGAAGCTGGACTGGTCCCAGCTATGCACCCACGTCCTCGTGAAGGGAGACGAGGGCCGCACGTGGACCTTCCCCAACCCAGAGGCCCCTCCGGGAATGCCGCGCACCGAGAAGGTCGTCAGCGCCGGAGGAGTGCAGCTGGAGGCCACGGCCCGTCGCGTGGCGGACCTGACCCTCAAGACCGGCGCCACCCCGGCGGCCGAGGTGAAGCGCGAGTGGGAGGCCGACGACCTTCAGTGGCTCCCCTTCGAGGACTACGCCCTCGGAGACTGGATCCGCGTCGAGCGCGGCAAGGGCCTGGAGAGGATGCGTGTCACCCAGATCTCCATCTCGGTCACCGAGAACGGACGCTGCCAGGGCCACACGACCTTTGGCACCATGCTCGACGACGTTCTGGCCCGCCTGGCCAAGAAGCAGAAGGGCGTGCTCGGCGCCGCCACCTCGGACGGGAAGACCACCCGCCAGGAGGCGGCCACGAGCAAGTACGCCCCGCTACCGCCCCAAGGGCTGGTCATTTCTTCCACGGCCGTCATCGGCCCTCTAGGCTACGCGCAGGCGGTCGCCTCCCTGGAGTGGCTGCCCGTAACGACGGACACCCTGGGCGTGGCAGTGGAGGTCATCGGCTACGACATCTCGATCCGTGAGATCCCGTACAAGTCAGGCCGCCTGCACACGTCCCGGGAGAACTCCGCTGAGGTGGAGGGGCTTACCCCGGGAGGGCGGTACGCCTTCAAGGTGCGGGCCGTCACCCGGGACGCCCTAGGAGCGTGGTCTCCGGAGACCATCGCGACGATGGAGGTGGACGCCACTGCTCCCCCGGTCCCCGGGGCGCCGACCCTCACCCAGACCCTCGGAGTCATCCAGGTCTACTGGGACCTCCTGAGCGTCGATCGGGGAGGGATGCCGGCGGACTTCGCCGGTACCGAGGTCAGCGTCCAGCTGCCGGGCACTCCTCCGGCGGTCGTGGCCACCATGCCGGCCCCGATGCAGCGCATCTCCCTGGCCGGCTACGAGATCCGGGAGTACGAGGTGCGCCTGCGCACCTACGACCGCGCAGGCAACCGATCGGCGTGGAGCGCCCCCAGCCGGATCACCCTTGAGCAGAACATCGACGCAGAGGCCATCGCCAGGCAGGTCGAGGACAAGCTCCGGGGCAGCGACGCGATGCAGCAGGCGGCCCGCGAGGGGACGCTCAAGGAGATGAAGCACCTCACTGAGGCCATGACTCAGGTGGCCACCAACCTCGTGACGTCAGGACCAATCCCCCCAGATAGTGGGACAATAGGGTCCAGCATGTGGATCGCACCCGATGGGCGAGTATTCGTCCTCAGAGCAGAAGGAGACAGGTAATGAAGGCCTACTCGGCAGCCAAGCAGTGGCGGGACGGATTCGGGGCCAATGAGACCCGGATCACCGCTGCGGACCTCATTCACATCGAGGACGGTATCTCCGCCGCCACGCAGGGGGTGACGTCCTTGGAGACCGTAGTCAGGGGGCAGCCCGCAGAGATTCTCAAGCAGGTCCAGACCATCGCCGAAGGGATCCGCGCAGATCTGAACAAGGCGATCCCGATCGGGTCGATCGCCATGTACGGCTCCGACTCCGACCCCGAGGGGTGGGTCCGATGCGACGGACGCGCCCTCGACCGCGCGGCGTACCGCCCCCTGTTCCTGGTGCTTGGCACGAAGTACGGGAGCACCTCCTCATCCAACTTCCTGGTGCCCGACTACCGGGAGCGCTCCCCCATCGGCGCCGGCGGCGGCGGGAAGTACTCCATCAACGACAAAGGCGGTAACACCACCATCAGCCTGTCGGTCAACCAGATGCCCGCCCACACCCACCAGATCGGAGAGGCTGGGAACGCTAACAGCCGATTCACGGCCCGCACCTCCAACCAGGACATCGGTATCGGTACCAGCGGGTACACCTACCTCACGTCCACGGGGACCTCCGAGAGCGAGCGCAGCC